GTGTCGATTGGACTGCTGGTAGCTGCGATTTGGTTCAACTACGAATTCATCGGCGGATCATATTTCATGAACGGAATTATCCTCGTCCTGTTCATCCTGAAGGCCATCACGAAGTTTACCAACAGTTCAACAGAATGCCATTCGAAAGAAGACGTTCTTAGCAAACTAGAATTGGACTAACCATGACAAAACGCGGCAAGAGGAACAAGGGCGGGAGGCCGCGCACGGCGGGCGAGCGCTATGCGAACGGGGACCTCACCAAGGCGGAAAAGCGCCGCCGGGCGCGGGAACGGGAACAGGAAAACCTCGCGGTCGTCATTGAACAACGTCAGAAGCACCTGGGCATATCCGAGGATCTGGCAAAGGACGCTCTTTCTCCCATCGTAGCATGGCGCTGGTCCAAGCGGGTAGTGGACGGGGCTACACTCATCCAGGAACACCACTACAAGGCCGCTGAAGCGCTCCAGAGGCTTTATTTCGACAACCTGAAGGCAATACGCTGCCCGGACCTTCCAAGGACGCCAGCGGGCGATAAACCGAAAGGCGGCAAGCCCCTGGACCTGGACGGCACAGACCCGGAGTATGTGGACTGGTGCAAGCGCAAGCGGGCGCAATGGTCGGCTGTCCGTGGTGCATTGCTTCGTTCCGGTAAACTTCACTGGTTCGCAGCCAAGACGATAGCGATAGAAAATGTTGAAACCTTGTCACTTGCCGGAGATTTCCGGGAGGCAATGAACGTAGTTTCGGCCATGCTCTCAGGAGCGGAAAGGAGGGCGGCGTGATGCTTCAATGGCTTTGGGATACGTTCATTTGGCCGCCACGTTGCGAGCACGATTGGGAACTTATGCAACGTTCCAATATATACGAAAGTCCTGATGACAATCGGCCCTGCGAAACGAAGTGGCTGTACCGCTGCAAGCGATGTGGAAAGGGCAGGGCGTATAAAAGTTGAACCCTTGACAAGTTTTCTCAAATCAGGGACTGTAACTCATCATCGGCAGAAATGTGGATGAAACAGGATTTCACCGCTCCGGCGGTATAGAATCAAAGCAGGGCCAGAGTTAAGCGCGGAATGCAGCACACAAGACCTAGGCGTGTGAAAGCCGTTCGATACGGCTAGACTTTGGTTACTGCTTTGACACCATCAAGGCGGTGGCTCGCATAGCTTGCGAGTACAGCGGATGCAACGAAGGCCGCCAGTCGGGAGCACCCGGCCCGTCTTGAACTGATTGCACAGAACCGGAGCACCGGTTCGCAGGCGCAGGATCGGGCTTCGGCCCAGAAGATACCCAGCCTGCCGGAGGGAGTGGGGCGTCCCGTCTTCCTCCCTGTGCTTTCTCATAGGAGTGATGAATCCGATGACCGACAATCCTTGCAAGCCAGCCATAGGCGAGAACGGTTATCCAGATTGGGAAAAGCCTATGGGCCTTGTGATGATTAATAATACGCCCACCGATGCCGCGTTCACGCCCTGCATCATCGACTACGACGAGAGCGACCGCATGGAGATGGTGTTCACCGACGAAATGCACATCTACCACCAGATTGCGCCGGGCGTGGATATCATCCTCAATGCGCAAGGTATGCCGTGCGGCGTCTCCATCGACAACCAACTTGTTAGGGAAGCGCAGGAAGGCGTTGGCCCCTTTCCCCAATCCAAAGCAATAGCCAATGCACTGAGGAAACTGAAATGAAACATTTGTTCGCAGCGTTGTGCATCATCGCCTTCGCAACTCCCGTATCAGCAGCCCAACTGCACATTTGCTCACAGTCCGGCTCATCCATGCCTGCATGGTGTGAAGACCATGAGCCTGCCCGTTCCAGCCTCAGCAAGGCCAAGCGCACTGTCTCCAAGCCGGACAAGCCTGGAAAGCCCGACAGCCGCGATGGAGACGTGACAGGGCGCCACACCAGCCACGACGGCGACAAACACGGCGGCATGGGGAAACGGAAGTAGGGCAATGGCAGAGAGCAACATCACCAGAAAGAACATTGAAGCCATCATGGCCGAACGTGCCGGCGTCGAAAGTGCCAGCATGGAATTGGGCATAGGCGTTTACATGAACCTGCTGGTTGATGTCCTCATTGATGAAGCGCGCAAAGAGATTGAGAAAATCTGCCGCGAAAACAAGAGCTAACCCCATGGAACTAGCAATAGCATTTGGCCTTGGTTTTCTGGTTGGTGCAGCCTTCTGGTTCTTCACGTTTGATCCAAAGACTGACTATCGTGAGCAATGCGAGATAGCTTGCAGGCAGCGCGACCAGGCAGCATCTATCATGGAACGGCAGACCGAATTGATTGAAAGCCTTTTATCGCTGAACCAAAACCGCATGGATATTAGCAATGGCTAAGGCCGAAGATAGTAAGGGCGCAGGCGGTAGGCCAAGTAAGTTTGAGCCAGCGTTCGTTGAGCAGGCTGAAAAGCTTTGTGCATTGGGGGCAACGGACGAGGAAATTGCTGAGTTCTTCGACGTTTCCACTCGCACGATATACCGCTGGAAGCTGGATAGTGATGCGTTTTGTCAGGCCCTAAAGGCTGGTAAGGAGCAGTCGGACAACCGGATTGAGCGTTCCCTGTACCAGAGGGCGTCAGGTTTTTTCTTCACGGAGGAGCAGGCATTCAAAATCAAAGTAGCCCAGTATGAGGAAGAGGTTGAGGTTGTTGAGGTGGAGCGTTACCAACCACCAGACACGACGGCCATGATATTCTGGTTGAAGAACCGGCGCAGAGATGATTGGCGCGATAAGATTGAGCACGAGCATGGCGGCGAGGGCGGAGGACCGATCATGCATACCATCGAGTTGGTAGCTGGTGGCAACGGCGAGAGTTGAGTTACCGCCCAAACTAGTTCCTGTGTTCCTGGGCGAGGCTCGCTATCGCGGTGCATATGGCGGGCGCGGTTCAGGCAAGACACGTTCCTTTGCTAAGATGACTGCCGTGCGAGGCTATCAGCTCTCCATGGCTGGTGAAGAAGGCCTAATCGTCTGCGGTCGTGAATTCATGAACTCGCTGGCTGACAGTTCGTTTGCAGAGATACGCGCATCAATCCTTTCCGAAGAGTGGCTGGCCGATCATTACGAGATAGGCGACAGGTTCATCAGGACGCGCGACAAGCGGATAGAGTATGCCTTTAGCGGTCTCAGGCACAATCTGGCCTCCATCAAGTCCAAGGGCCTTATACGGCTGTTCTGGGCCGACGAAGCGGAACAGATAAGCGAAACGGCATGGCGCGTCACCATCCCGACAATTCGTGAGGCTGGATCTGAAATCTGGGTTACCTGGAACCCGGAGCGCAAGAACAGCGCAACGCACCTGCGGTTCAGGGCCGATCCACCGACAGGCTCAAAGATTATAGAACTGAACTGGCGGGACAATCCGTGGTTCCCGGCTGAACTGGAGTTCGAGCGTAACGAGGACTTGGCCAAGCGCCCGGAACAATATGAGCATGTCTGGGAAGGCGACTTCGTGACGGTTGTTGAAGGGGCTTACTACGCTGCCTCACTAACCGCAGCAAAGAACGCCAACCGCATCGGGAACGTATCACCAGACCCGCTCATGACGTATCGTGCGTTCTGGGACATCGGCGGCACAGGAGCAAAAGCAGATGCGTGTACAATCATCATTGCGCAGTTTGTGGGCCGGGAAATCCGCGTTCTGGACTGCTATGAAGCGGTCGGTCAGCCTCTTGCTACGCATGTCGCTTGGTTGCGTGAAAATGGCTACAGCAAAGCGCTATGTATTTTGCCACATGACGGGGACACCAACGACAGAGTGCACGACGTCAGTTACCGGTCTGCCCTCGTTGAAGCAGACTTCGAAGTTGACGTAATCGGCAACCAGGGCAAGGGCGCTGCCAAGCTTCGCATTGAAGCGGCTCGCCGGCTGTTCCCAAGCATCTGGTTCAATGAGAAGACAACCGAACCGCTCCGCGATGCGCTCGGCTGGTATCACGAGAAGAAGCACGAACTAGGGCATGGCCTTGGCCCCGAACACGATTGGTCAAGTCATTTCGCCGATGGCTTCGGCCTGATGTGCGTTGCCTATGAGAAGCCGCAGGAAGCGAAGAAACCGAAAGAGCGCGCTTACCACGGTGCAGGAAGTTGGATGGGAGTTATTGCATGGCTGGTTCTAAGCGTGAGCAGTTTATTTCTGATGCTAGGGTTGCCGAATCCGATAGTTGTATAATTTGGCCCTTTGCGGTTCGGAAGTCGAGCGGTTATGGCGCTCATAGTGTTGGTCGGGGCGATGGAAGGCGAAACGTTGACGCTCATCGCTATGCCTGCGAACAGGCTCATGGGCCGGCTCCACACGACAAAAGTCAAGCAGCCCACAAATGTGGTAACAAACTTTGCGTGAACCCAATGCATCTATATTGGGGTGATGCGATCAAGAATATGGCAGATGCCAAACGACATGGTGTGCTTCGAGGCGGTGGGCGTTGGAGGCAGCGTTTCTTTGAAAAGGAAATCTCAGAAATTCGCGCATCGGAAGAAAGCCATCTGGCTTTAGCCGCAAAATATAATACTGACGTCCAATATATCAGCCGTATCAAACGGGAATATGACAAACGTGACTAACACCAAATCCAACTAGGCGTAGGGCGTAAGCCTGTGCAGCAGCGCACGGCAGGCAAGGGCGGTTTCACGGTCACAGCCCCGCTTCTTGCGCTTGACAATGGTGTGTACGGAACAGCCCAGCAATCTGGCACAGGCTGCGTCTGAACGGGCTAGGCCCGCCGACTTCATGTCAGCGAGCCAGTTCTCAAAGGTTTCCGGGGTCATTGTCCCCCACGCGCTGTTTTTGCCAGATGGAGCCACAAGCGCCGCGTAAACTGATCCATGCCGCTGGTGTCCAGCATCCCGTCACTATCCAGCAGGAAGTGAAGCGGGGTGAACCCGGCGGTGCTCGATAGCGATTTCAAATTAGCCATATCCAATCTCCCTTGCTGATGACTAGAACATATGCCTTAGTAACACACATTGCAAGGGCCGATATGCACTTTTTTACAGAAAACGGTATTTAGATGGAAAAAACCAAGGCCAAACCCCGCGTTTACTCCGCAGCCAAGGTAGAAGCAATTCTGTCTATCCTGGAGGATATCGTGGAAACCATGCACTTGCCGGTCATGCATCGTGACAGGCTGATTGCCCGCATCAGGGACGTTTTGAAATGAGCGGCCTGAACCGTGACGTTCTGCTCAGGGAGATGTCTCGTTACCTCACGGACTTCGCCAATTGGGCTGTTGAGGCCGACGAATATGAAATCTCCCTTGTCAACGACGAAATGAACAAGCTGCTGACGCACCTCAAGACGGCGCGCATCGTGCAGGAAGCCGAAATCCTCCCTGACATCATGTCGGACGAAAGTTTATAGCCATGAACAGACGGACATTTATTCAAGGAATCGTTCCGAGTGCTGCTGCGCTTGTGGCTGGCCGCGCTCTGCATGTTGCTGCCGCGCCTCACCCTGAGCAGTGGCCTGAACATGTGATGACACGGCGTCATCCCGCGATAGCCTTCAACAAACTGCCGCCTTTTGTCCGTTCTCAGGGGCTGGAACCGGATGAGACCAATGCCTAAGCAACCAAAGCGCAAGGTCAAAGACAGCGACGACATGATTGCGACTGCCCGCGACCAGTTCCAGCAGTGCCTTGACGCATCGACCGACAATCGCCGTACCGCCCTGGAGGACATCAAGTTCGCCCGTGAGGGTATCCAGTGGCCGGAGGACATCCGCAAGAAGCGTGAGATTGCCGGCAAGCCGTGCCTCACCATCAACAAGCTACCATCCTTCATCCGGCAGGTTGTCAACGACCAGCGCCAGAACAAGCCCTCAATCAAGGTGCATCCGGCAGACAGCGGGGCGGATCTCAAGACGGCTGAAATCATCTCCGGCCTGATACGCAACATCGAGTACATGTCCAACGCCGATATCGCCTATGATACGGCTGTTGAGTGTGCCGTGTCCGGTGGCTTCGGCTATGTGCGCATCGGGCTTGACTATTCCTATGATGACGCCTTCGATATGGACATCAAGATTGACCGCGTGTCCAACCCGTTCAGTGTCTATGAAGACCCGAACAGCCGCTCGGCCACGTCGGATGATTGGGATGTTGCCTTTGTCACGGACAGGCTCAGCAAGACTGAATTCGAGCGTGAGTATCCCAAGGCCGACAAGGTCGATTGGGAAGATGAAGGCTGGGCACAGCTTCAGAGCGACGATTCCAGTTGGCTGACGGATGAAGGCGTCCTGATTGCCGAGTGGTGGACACGGGAGAAGGTGGACCGCGAGATTGTCCAGATGTCGGACGGCAAGGTGTTCGGCAAAGACGAGATTGAGGAATCGCAGCAGCTACAGGCTCTTATCCGCGCCGGGCAATTGCAGATCCACGGCGAGCGTATCACGCAGACCTGCAAGGTCACACAGCGCATCATGACGGGACGGGAAGTCCTGGAGGAAAACGAGTGGCCCGGCCACTGGATACCCATCGTCCCGGTGTATGGTGAAGAGTACGATATCGAGGGCAAGCGGTATTTCCGCAGCCTTGTGCACAACGCCGTCGACGCGCAGCGCATGTTCAATTACTGGCGCACGGCTTCAACCGAGTTGGTGGCCCTTGCCCCGCGGGTCCCTTATATCGGCCCCAAGGGCGCTTTTGACAGCGACCAGGACCGTTGGAACACGGCGGCGACGGAGAACCATCCCTATCTTGAGTATGACGTGAAGGTGGACGGCCCTGCCGGCACACCGCAGCGGCAGCCCTTGGACAGCGGGGCCGCAGCCGGCGCGCTCCAGGAGGCCATGAACGCCTCGGATGATATCAAGGCCATCTTGGGCATGTACGATGCATCGTTGGGCGCACGTTCCAATGAGACATCAGGCAGGGCTATCATGGCCCGTCAGCGTGAGGGCGATGTTTCAAGCTTCCACTTCATCGATAATATGTCCCGTGCGATTAGACAGACTGGTCGCATCCTCATTGACCTGATCCCGAAAGTCTATGACACGCCCCGCATTGTCCGGGTCATCGGCGAGGACGGCACACAGACAGCGCAGACCGTCAACCAGCAGGCCCCGGAACTGGACAAGAAGGGCCAGCCGGTTGTTGACGAGATGGGGCAGGCTGTCATGGCGATGCATGACCTGACATCGGGCAAGTACGACCTGACGGTAACGACCGGACCATCCTTCACGACACGGCGCGAGGAAGCAGCCATGCAGATGACGGAGATGATCCGCGCATTGCCGGCGGCTGTCCCTGTTCTGGGCAAGCATCTGGCAAGGAACCTCGATTGGCCGGGTGCCGATGATATCGCGGAGGAACTGGAACAGATGAGTTCCGGGCAGCCATCTCCTGAAATCCAGAAGATGATGGAGCAGGGCAAGGAGATGATTGCCAAGCTTCAGCAGGAAAACCAGCAACTGAAAATGGATAAATCGGAGAAGATGGCGGAGGTGCAGGCCGACCAGCAGGAAGCGGCGGCCAAGATGCAGATGGACAGGGAGCAGGCAGCGGCCAAGATCGAATCCGATAAGCAACTGGAGATGATGAAAATCCAATCTCATGAAGAAATCGAGCGCCTTAAAATTGCATCACAGGAACGAATTGCAGCAGATAAGGCCCGCATACAGGCACAGACACAAGAGAGAGAAACATGGCAAACGCAGTAGGCGACGGAGACGTCAGGACACTTACCTTTTCGGCGGACACGTCAGCGATGGCGGACAATGACGTCATTGCGGCCCCGCAGGAAATCCCCAGCTTCTTCCGAAACAAGGGCGGGATTGCATATATCCACTCGGTTGTCCTGACGGACGACGACGATCAAGGCACGGACGTTGAACTGGTGTTCATGAACGCAACCGGTTCGATTGGTGCTGAGAACTCAACCTATGCCCCGACAGATGCCGTTCTGGGCACGGTCGTTGGCACGGTGCTCCTGGAGAACGCCGATTACTCGGATGCCACGAACGGGCAGACGCTCACCAAGGCGAACATCGGCCTTATGGTCAAGGCGGCGATGGGCGACGATTCAATCTATGTCGGAGCGGTCTGTCGTTCCGGCACTCCCACCTACTCGGCAGATGGCCTGAGCATCCAGATTGGGGTGATGTACTGATGCCCGGCCCATATTGCGGCTCAAGGCGCGTCATCCTCAGTTCCGGCAGCAATGCAGGTGCCAGTGGCCCTGTTCAAGGCCCCGGCGGTCAGGGTTCGCCAATCGGGCTTCTGCTTCTTCTTACAAAAGCCTCATAGGAGTATATGATGGTTGACAATGTAGCAATCACAGCCGGGTCAGGCACGACAGTTGCCGCCGACGACATATCAAGCGTGTTCTATCAGCGCGTCAAGGTAACATGGGGCGCTGACGGTACGGCCAACGACGTCAATGAAGCGACACCGATGCCGGTTCAGGGCGCAGATGCGGAAGACGCGGCGGCGGGTGGCAATCCCGTTGCAATCGGCGGGCGCTATGACAGTTCGGCCCGGACACTGGACAACGGTGACAGGGGAGAGCTTGCGCTATCCGCTCAAGGTCATGCCATCACCCAGGTCGCGAACTCGTCCGGTACGGTTCAAGACCCTATCGGCATTGCTGAAGATGCCACCTTGGCATCTGGAACCTCGTCAGTCCCGATTGTCGGCCACGCGCTGACGTCCAAGGCTGCGCTGACCGATACGGATGCGGCGTTCTTTTCCATCAATGCGGCAACCGGTGATTTGCGCGTCGATGGTGGGCAGATATTTGCCTTTGAGAACGCGCCGACTGTCTCGGCTGGTGCCTATACGGCTGATGACTGCGTTGGCGGCGAGATTGAAATCACCACGGCAGCCCGCATATCCGGCGGCGGCGGGATTATTACGCAGATTGTCATGGCGGTTGAGGATGATTCTGCGAACGGCGTTGCAGCATCGGACTATGATATCATCATCTTCAAGTCCAATCCTGCCGGCACCTATACGGACAATATCGCGCTGGCGGTGTCGGATGCCGACGCCTTCGAGGTTGAGGCCGTCATTACGCTCGATGAATTCTTCGACTGCGGCAACGTCAGTATCTTACAGGCCAAGAACCTGAACATCCCGTATATCTGTGATGCCACATCGCTCTGGGCGGTCGTGGTGGACAGGACGGGCAACACGCTGGAGGCAACCACAGCGGTGCAACTCCGCTTCAAAATGATCCGCGACTAAGGGAGGCCCGTTATGCCTAGCTTGATGGGTGTCCGAAAAACGGCACTGCTCTATAAGGAACCGGCTGTTGCGGCGGATCTTCAAGCCAGCACTTATGAAACATTCTTTCAACCATCGTTCACTGGCGGCGATAGTTCCGATGCCGCCATTGATATAGGCACCGCATATTCCTCAAGACGTGTTTTCCTGCTTATCACAAACAGGTTTGGTCTTGGTGAAACGCTCAATGGTGGGTCGATTGGCGGGGAGTCCGTTACAGTTCACCAGGCCACGGATGTTTTTTCGGCCCAAGATTCCTGCGTCTACGCCGTCTCAGCAGTCGTTTCGGCAGGAGATACAGGTACTGTAGTGCTGAACTTCAGTGCCGGACCAGCTTCAGACACGCACTGCTTCGTGTTTACTGTAGATGACAATCGCATCTCTGGGTCGCCGATTATCACAAATGCCGAAGTATCTTCCGGGACATCGATTACACCAGCAGATTTCAGTGCTACAGCCGGTGTGCCAATCTTTGCGGCGTCGTCAGCGCCCGGCAACGTGACTTCTAGCGAAGCTATCTCCGCTGACGATACATTTACTCAACAAGAGGGCAACAATAAAAGAGGGATGGCGTTCCACGCCCTTAGTCCAGCTTCCAGTGACCCGACATATAGCACTTCGATGTCATGGACAACATCCGCCGATAGAGCCCTGACCTTGGTTACATGGGCTGCTGCCTGATGGCGTTCCTCTTTCTGGGCGTCGATTCTGTTCTTCCCGGCGCTCTATCCGGGTTCCTGTCACGCATTGTCGTCTACGACAGCATCATGACCGAGGGAGGCGATCTGGTCTTCAACGTCTGCCGTAAACATGCCTACGGGACGTGTTCGGTTGACTATGCCATCACGGACGGCACGGCTGCGGTCGATACCGATTACGACAATTCGGCAGATGCACTGACCGGGACGCTGACTTTCGCAGACCGGGAACTGTATAAAACGATTACGGTGCACACCATCACCCGCGCCAGCGCGCAGGGCAACCGGACAATGACATGCACCCTGTCAAATGCGTCCAATACGACAATCGAGGACGCCACGGCGACGGGGACGATCCAGGACGGCACTATTACCGTCTTCACGTCGGCGGACAGCATAGCAACGATTACGGCGGCCTTGGATGGTGCTTCGGCGGGCGATGCAATCCTGCTCACGCGCGGACACCAGTGGGACATGACCGGCGGCATTACGCTGGACGAAACGCGGGGCACAAGTTCCAACCCGATTATTTTCGGCGCAACAGGGACGGGCGCAAAGCCCGAACTGAACCCGATTGCTAGTTTTTCTGCCGCCCTCTGGTTCAGGGGCGCGAACGTGGAAAACGATGAAAGTGCATATGTTCATGTGCAAGATATTGTCATGCGTTCAACTGGAGCGCCTGAGAGTAGGTCCACTGCGCTGCAAATATCGGAAAGCACACGCACCTACAAACCGTCTAATATTTCTTGTTTCAGGGTGGATTTTCTGGAAAACCCTACAGGGCTGAACATAGACGAGACCAACCACACGTTTGAGTGCTGCACCATCAAGAGAAACTACGGAATTCCCCCGGAAACCGGCCACACGCAAGGACTGTTCTTTGAATCACAGGATGGAAATATCCGGTTCTGTGAGTTTGAGGACAACGGTAAATCCGGCTCAGTTTTCGACTGGAATATCTATCTTTCCGATGCGGACAACACGACACTGGAGTATAATCGGGTTGTTCGCGGATCGAACGGCATCAAGGTTCGGAAAGGACCGGGCATCACTATCCGGGGCAACGAGGTTTTCGACACTCAAATCGTCAGTATCACCGCAGGGACAAACCTGGGTGGGGCGAATCTGTCGACGTTCGTTGCCGAGGAAAATTATATCCACGGCGGCCAGGACGGCTTCACCTTGCTCAAGCAGGATTCAGAAACGCTGAGCGGAGAAACAGCCTCCGGGATAATCCGAAACAACATCGTATCTGTCAGTGTTGCTGGTTCGTTGCGTCCGCTTTCATTTGCAGCCGACTCCGGCAATGAAAGCTGGAAGATTTATAACAACCTCTTCATCAAGTATGAGGGCGGCGAGTTGATGCGGATATCCGACAGCATCACGGGTTCGGAAATCAGGAACAACATCTTCTATCGCCCGGACCAGGAAGGTTCAAGCGCCCTTATCCGTGTGGATGCGTCGTCCTATGTCTCAACCTTCACGGCTTCGAACAACCTGTTTTACCGGAACACGCTCAATACATATGCCGTCGATGATGGTTCGAACACGCCCTATGCGGATCTGACTGCATACAACGTCGATTTCTCCAGCGCGGAGGCCAACAGCGTAGAAGGCGATCCGCTGTTCACCGACGAAACCAACGGCGATTATTCGCCCGGTGTCGGCTCACCTGCTATCAACGCCGGTTTTGACACGACAGCAGATGTCCCGACAGACTTTGCCGGGGATGCGCGGGCGACCGTTGTGGAAATCGGCGCGTTCACTGAGTAAGAAACAAGGTTCAAGATTTACCAGCACCAACCTATGAAGGAGTGCATCCATGTCTGAAGAAGAAGCCCCTATCCCTTTCATCCCGGCCACGGAACAGCCGTTTGCAGATAAACCGGAACCCGTTGAAGACAGCGGACAATCCGAAGAACCTGACGAACAGCCAACGTCCGAGGAACCGGAGCAGGTTGACGAACCTCAGAACGATGAAGGCGAGGCGGAACCGGAAGGCGAACCCGAAACTGACGAAGATACTCAAGAGTCCGACGAGGACCAGCTTGAGGAATTCGAATGGGACGGCAAGACGATAATGGGGCCAAAAGGCCTCAAGGACGGCGTGATGATGCACGCCGATTATACGAAGAAAACACAGGAAGTCGCGGAACGCCGGAAGGAACTCGAAGCATTCGAGCAATCCGTTCAGGAGCGAGCCAAGGCAACCGATGAAGAAATGGAACTGCGGGCGGAAGCCTGGGCGTTCGATGCTGCAATCAAGCAATATGAAGATATTGACTGGTCGGCATGGGCGGATCAGGAACCGGTTGCAGCCCAGAAAGCTCGTTTCCAGTACGAGGACTTGATCCGCCGCTCCGGCGAGAGAAAGCAGCAACTGGATGAATTCGCAACCAAGCGTAGCCAGGAAGCGCAGCAAGACCTTGCCAAGCGCATCGGCCAAACGCGGGAGTATGCACAGAAAAACATCAAGGGCTTCAATAACGAGATGGAGAAGCGCGTAGCTGAATTTGCGTTGGAACAGGGCCTTACACAGGAACAACTGCAATCCAACATCAGCCCGGTTGTCTTCAGCATCTTGCACAAAGCCATGATTGGCGAAGAAACCCTTAAAGGACCGGCCACACCGCCCCGCAAGCAGGCCGTGCCGCTCAAGACCGTTTCATCCCGCTCGAACGCCCCGGTGCGCAAAGCGTTCTCGGACATGTCGATGGATGAATACGTCAAGGCACGGAAAGCCCAAGGGTACAAGTCTGGCTAAAAGCAACCAGTGAAAAGCCCGTCGTGAGACGCGCGATTCCCAGTGCCGGCCTGAGTGCCGGCCCGAAGGACCAATACCATGTCCAACACTACACTGACTGCTGATATCATTGCCAAAGAAGCGGTGATGATATTGGAAAACAACTGCGTGATGGCGAATCTCGTCCATCGCGGTTATGAAAACGAATTCGACAAGAAGCCAAACGGCTACAAGGTGGGCGAAGCAGTGTCCATCCGCAGGCCGACTGACTTCACTGTCCGAGATGGCCGCGTGGCCGATATCCAGGACGTTGTCGAAGGCAAGACGACCGTTACCGTTGACAAGCAGAAAGGCATTGACTTCAAGTTCACGTCGGAAGACCTGACCTTGCAGATTGGCGCACTTTCGGAGCGTGTCATCAAGCCGGCCATGATCCAGCTTGCCAACCAGATTGATACGGACGTCATGGGGCTTTACAACGAAGTTCCCCGTCATGTCACGTTGCCGTCTGGTGGTATGGATTCGTTTGCCGACTTCTCTCTTGCACCGAAACTGATGGACAATTGCTCCATCCCGCAGGAGGGACGAAACGCCGTTCTGAGCCCGGATAACCATTGGGAACTGCTTGGTTCCCAGACCGGCCTTTATATCCAGGACGCGGCGCGCGGGGCCTATCGCTCTGCACGTCTCGGCATGGTTGGCGGTGTCGACACCTACATGTCGCAGAATGTGCCGACGCACACGACCGGCACGAGAACGGGCACGGACCTGACGGACCAGGCCCTGACGGCCACCACGCATACGTGGGCGACCTACAAGGATGCAACGACTGCAACCGTTCACTTCGATAACGTGGTCAGCGGTTCGACCTTCAAGAAGGGCGATATCCTTGAAATCGATGGCGCATGGGATGTCAATCCCGTGTCCAAGGCGCGCTTGGGCCATCTCAAGCAGTTCGTCGTCATGGCGGATGCCACGTTCACCGCAACGACGGAGGGTGACCTTTCCATCTGGCCGCCGCTCATCGGTTCCGGTGCGCAGAAGAACGTTGATTTCGGCGAGTCCGACCTCAACAGCAACACCGTCACCTATCAGGGCACGGCGTCCACCAACTTCCCGCAATCTCTGTTCTTCCATAAGAATGCGTTCGCGCTGACTATGGTTCCGATGGTGAGTCCACCGGGAGCGGTTGATGTCGGAAGGCGGTCTTACAAGGGCATCTCGGTCAGGGTTATCCCCTACTTTGATGGCATCAACGACGTGTCCAACTGGCGTCTTGATGTTCTGTACGGCGTGGATTGTATTGATCCGCGCATGGCAGTCCGTGCATCGCTCATGGCTGATGTAGCCTAACCCCAACCTTGAAAGGAGCCTGAAATGGCTATTCAATATCTCAGCGACGGCGGCCCGGATGGGTCCGTGGTGTTTCGCAGCGGCGAAAAAGGCAGCTTTTTCGGTGTAACAACCGTAACGGCGAAGCAGGCGGTTGTGACGACTGTCGATTCCACTGCCATTACCACGGTCGATTCAACCGCAATTACAACCGCCTATAACGGCACTACGGTCAACACGACCGCTGTTGAGGCGGTTCTGGTCGATTCGCAGTTGCAGGCAGAGGCAATCAACAGGCTTATTACCGATAGCGCGGCGCAGGCCGTTGCCATCAACCAGTTGATTACCAAACTGCGCGCACTCGGACTGTTCGCCAGTTCGTAAACCAACCGGGAGGGGTTTCGGCCCCTCCCATTTCACACACAAGGAGATGCAATGCCGTCATATCGTGCCGCTGGCCTGGAAACGGTCGGACAGTCTGTCTATATCGCAACCGCTGCTTATGAGAGCGTCAAGGCGGGCTATGCGCTCAGCTTGGCAAAGACTGTCTCGGAACTGACCAGACATCATATCCCGCATACCATCAACATCATGTTCAACAACTGCCACGTTGATGACGGGCGAAATGAAATGGTGCGCGATTTCCTTGAAAATACGCAATGCACGGATCTGGTGTTCATCGACGCGGACATGATGTGGGAACCGGATGCGTTCCTGAAGCTGATCCAACACAAGACCAGCGACGTTGTAGCCGGTGCATACCGGTATAAATCGAACAGCGGGGAATTCCCTGTCGGGCGGTTGGTCGAAGGCGGCATCAAGAGCGCGAAACACCGCAAGGCATTGCTCAGCGTATCCTATGCACCAACCGGGTTCATGCGCATCCCCCGGAGCGTTTTCGAAACCCTGTCTCCCAATTATTACGAAGTCGGCACCCTCAACCAGAGCAGGCGCTTTTTCGAGCGCTGTTATACAGATCACTCCTATGATGGCGGTGACGTCACGTTCTGCCGCAAATGGATTGCAGCCGGCGGCAAGATCCACATTGACCCGACCCTGACATTGGGCCACATCGGGGAAAATATGTGGAGGGGCAATTTCTCCGAATATCTGGCAAACCCGGATAATGCGGTAAACCACACGACCGGCAGCGGAGACCCTGTCCCGATGTACAAGGAAGATTTCGGGGATGTCCTGAAAATCTTTCTCAAGACCGAAAAGCCCAATATCGCAGATTTCTACCGGCTGGCCAATGCCTACGGAAACAAGCCATGGGCATGTAGGCCGGAGTTCCTGTTCTCGGCTTGGCAGATGGCCATGTCGTTAGACGAGGACGCTACAATACTGGAGTGCGGCACGGGCCTTTCAACCATTATCCTGGCATCGACGGGCCGCAAGGTTATCGCGATTGAGGAATCCGGCAAATGGGCAGAAGAATGTGATGCGATAATGACCGAACACAGCCTTGAGGCTGATATCCGTGTCGCGCCCATGAACGGCAGTTGGTACAATGTCGGGGAAGCACTGGACGGCATTGAAGCCGACATGATGGTTGTTGACGGGCCGCGCCGCTCAGGCTCGATAAGCGACGACCATCTTGTCAGCCCGGTTGGGCTTGAAGTACGCAACGTTGACCGGCTATGGATGCTGCGCAAGGACAATCTCGGTCGCGGCATCGTCAAGCCCGGTGCCATCGCTATCCTTGACGATATCAGGGACATGCAGGGTCCGGGGCAATGGGAAACAATCAAGAACGGGCCGCGCCCGTTTGTAATAGGCCGCCTTGGAGCCTGAACAATGGCACTCAGCACATACGATGAACTCAAGGCAGCCGTCTCAGACTGGATGCACCGGTCTGACGTGACTGGCAACGTTGCCGACTGGGTGACGCTTGCGGAATCGCATCTGAACCGGGAACTGAACCCGGTGGAGGAAGAGGCAACGCTGACGGGCACGGTAGACAGCCGAACCATTGACGTCTCGTCCCTGTCGATTGTCGAACCGATGGCGCTTTATCTCACGGAAACCAGTTCCGGCGATGAAATCAGGCTGACGAAAAAGAACACGTTCGCCTATGACAGCACATCCGATGAACCGGAGATGTGGTCCTACGACAGCGACGACGAGGAAATCAATTTCAACCGTCCGTGCGACCAAGCCTACTCCTTCCGTTTTCAATACCGGGAACGCTTCACCCTATCCGATAGTGCTACGACAAACTGGCTGCTCACCAACCATCCAGACGTCTATCTGGCGGCCTGTATCATGTGGGGAGGTATGTATACGGAGGACGACGACCGGGTAGCGAAATATGCATCCATCCTGCAAGCCGGCCTGCCATCGGTTCGCAACATCATTGCCCAACAGCACCGTGCAATGGCCACGGTCGATCCGGGCCTGACCAGTATCGGCGGGAACAACCGGTACTATGATTACGATAACGATTCCTGACCATGCTTCCATTTGCCGAATTCGCACCAGACCGCGCCGATACCGATCCTGCGGCGAGCGATGCCATCCGCAATGTACTGGTACAGGCCAAGACATACGGCCCCATGCCTTCCCTCAGTGCCTACTCGGCAGCATTGAGCGAACGGGCAAGGGGTGGCATCCTCGCGCGTGGAACACAGGGCAACTATTATTTTTACGCCGGGATCAGCGACAACCTTTATACGTTGAGCGGGACAAGTTGGGACGAGAAGTCCAAAACCACGGATACCTATAATCTCGCATCCTCCGATACCTGGTATTTCCTGCAATTCGGCGACACCATCCTTGCAACCAATGTCGGAGACCCTGTGCAAGCCATTACGGCGGGTGCTGCGGGCAATTTCGCGGACCTGAGTGGTTCACCCCCACAGGCGTCATATATTGGCCGTGCAGCGGGCTTTGTCGTCCTTGCGGGCATTGCAAACAACCCCAAGCGGGTGCAGTGGTCGGCCATTGAGGACGCAACCGGCTGGACGGCGGGCACGGACCTGTCGGATTACCAGGATTTGCCCATACCAGGGTTTGTCACCGGGATAGCCGGGGATGAAACGGGTGCATTTATCGCAACCACGTCCGGCTGGTGGCGCATGACATTTTTGCCGGGTAACAGGGCGGTGTTCCGCTTTGATGAAATCATCCCGTCGTCATCCAAGGGCGATGAAGTAGCAGCGGTTATCGCGCCGGGTTCCATCGTCCAGTACGGGGGCATGGTCTATTACCTGTCAGAAAGCGGCTTTGCACAACTGGATAACCGCAACCCGGTTCCAATCGGGGATGAGCGGGTGGACCGGTTTTTCCTTGGGGATGTCGATCTGGACTTTCTGGAGCGCGTTCAGGGTATTGCCGACCCGGTGACAAAGAACATTTTCTGGCGCTACCGCTCAGGCAACGCGGAAGGCGGCACGGGGACAACGGACAAGGTTCTGGCCTACTCCGTGACGATGAACCGCTGGTCCTATATCGAGATAGATTTGCAAGGCTTCGTGACGGCAACGACACCGGGCTACACGATGGACGAGCTTGAGACGACGTTGAGTTATGCCACGGTCGATTCCATTCCCGCCGCGCTGGATTCAAGGCAATGGAAAGGCGGGCGTCCCGGCCTTGGCGGTTTCGGCACGGACAACACGCTTGGGTTCTTCTCCGGTACGCCGCTGGAGGCCGTATTAGAGACGTCAGACCATATTGTAGGCGGAGAGGGTAGAAGGGCCTTTGTCAACGGTTTCCGCCCTGTAATCGACGCTGACGGCCTTTACGGGCAGATTGGCGGCAAGGAGACCCATGGCGACGACCGCACATGGACAGGCGAGGCGGCGCAGGAATCGCATGGGCTTATCCCCGGCATGAGAGATGCGCGCTTGCACAGGTTCAGGGTTAGGATACCGGCAGCGACTGCTTGGGAACATGCAACGGGCGTTGAAATGCCAGTGGGCAAGCGGACGGGACGCTTCTGATGGTTCGCGTTATCCCGCCTTATCCGAATTTCGATGTCAACGACCCTAATATAGCGGAAGCCATCAACTTCATTTTCAATGAGTATGGTGACAATGTTTCGGTTGTCGAAAAAGCCAAACCGCTCAACAAATTCGGGCGCAATCTGTCTGTTGCTACGGCGTTCGAGACCGTTTCGGAATTCCAGGGTTCGGAGATTAACGAGACGTTTGTTTCAACCGACTTGATAGATAGCATTTCGTCCAGCAATTCTGCCGATCAAAGCAAGACGGTTACCATTGAGGGGCATACGATAGACGGCTCCGGCAACCTGACGTTTGTGTCCCAAGACGCCACGACAGATGCCAGCGACGGACAGACCAAGGTGACGCTGACCACGCCGCTTGCAAGGGCCAACCGGCTTTATATCAAGAACAGCGGCACGTTCAATAGCCCACAAACGGCCCTGGCGGGCACACTGTTTGTCTATGACGACGCGGGCGGGGTAGGTTCCGGCACTCCCACCGTGCCGGCGGCCACCAAACTCTTGTTGACAGCCGGGGAAACACAGTCTGAGAAGTCTGCAACTTCAATATCGTCACAGGATTACTGGATTATCACGCAGATGACTGCGGGCGTCGGCAGCAATCCCGGCAACGCGGCTGAAATCGTGGTGCGCATGGAAATGCGAGACGTGTTCAACGGTGGCGTTTGGAGGCCAATGGGCAGGGATATTGTCTTGATTGTCGCTGCGCAAAACCCGACACCGTTCGATTTCGCTCCTTACCGCGTTGTCCCGAAGAACCATGACTGGCGCATCCGGGCAGTTTGTGACGCCAACACAGCACCGGTATTTGCCGAGGCTTCCGGTTACTTGGCATTGGTGGTTTGAATGAGCACTTTCACCGTCGATCCCGGCACAGACATCAAGACGGCATACAGCGCCCCTGCGAACACGAACGTCACTGACGTCATTACGGCTCCTTCTGACCGCTCGGTGACCGTCCTTGGCCTGATAATCGCCAATCTGAACACAGGCTCAACGGTCGCAGCGACCGTGGAGCGATATGACGGGTCCAATTCGTTCTACCAGATTTATCAATACCCGGTCCCGGCATCCGGTGTCGTGGAGATTGAAACACCGTTCACGTTGGCGCGCACGGAAAAACTGCGCTTCACCATCGGGACGGCTGACGAAGTTCACTTGACGGCAACCTATTTCGAACAGCCCAAGACAATCGGTGTCGGGGGTATATGATACGGGTTCTGGCCGTCGCTCCAGACGAGGTTGCCAAGACGGCAACGGTCCTGGCGCATTTCGTCAGCAAGATATTTTCACGCGGCTCCGGCGGGACAAACCCGCAAAAGATGCTCCAGACTGCCATCAATGGCAATTCCGTGATGTGGGTCATTGCAGAGGACAAGACGCCCTTGGGCGTAGCGTTCACGGGCGTTGAAGAGTGGATGGAAGGCCGGAGATTAAGGATTATCGGCCTTGCCGGAAACAGTATGCACAAATGGCTTGAGACGTTTACCGAAGAAATGAAACGGCATGGCCGCGAAGAAGATTGCAAAATCATGGTTGCAGAAGGCCGCCCCGGATGGGGCCGCGCACTTGGATTGAAACCGGTGCGCCACGTTATCGAAATGGAGACTTGAAATGCCCGGTGGCGATACGACAACAACTCAAGAGAGCAGGCCGTGGAAACCGGCAGAACCTTATCTCAAGGAAATCCTGGGCGAGGCGTCCGATATTTACGGGCAAGGTTCGTCTTTCGTAGATCCGAACCAGCTACAGACGCAGGCGCTTGAACAGATGACGGGGATTGCCAACCAGGGCAGCCCGCTTGCATCGTCGGCTCCCGGCGCTGTCAATGACATTGTCTCGTCCGGCGGCATGAACCAGCAGCAGCAAGACGTTGCCGGATCGCTCATGCCGTATGCGACAGGCCAATATCTCAGCGGCGGCAACCCGTATCTGGACGACATCATCAGCCAGAACACGCAGGACATCACGGAATCCGTCAAATCGACGTCCCAGGGCCTCGGACGCGGTGGCGGCAACGCCTACAATACCGGCGAACTGACACGCGGTATAGGCGAAATGATGAACAACATGCGCTATGGCGATTATAACCAGCAGGTCCAGAACCAGATGGGCGCGGCCAACCAGTTGTTCGGGGCCAATGCGCAAGGACAGCAACAGGCGCTTCAGGGCGCATCCCTTGCACCATCCGTCAATGAAATGCGGTACTCGGACCCGGCGAAACTGGCGCAGATCGGCGGGGCCTATCGCGGCTTCGAGCAGGAACAGGCAAACGCCCCGTGGTCGGACCTGTCGAAATATGCCGGTATCATCAACCCGACGGGCGGCGGCGGTTCCGGTTTCGGGACACAGACACAGACGCAATCGGGCGGCAGCAGCCCGCTTCAGGCCATTTTGGGCGGTGTTTCGCTCGCATCCACCCTGTTCGGCAACCCGGCAGGCCCGGCAATGGCAGCCGGTTCCTTGTGGGGTCCGGGGCAGATTATCGGTCCTTACTAGGCGATTTCGGTAATGCAACCATCTTATCTACGTTACGCCAATCAGGGCGCAATACGCAGCCAGCCGCTATCTCCGCAGCTTGCAAGTGCGCTGTCGTTTCTGCCTGAACTAGGCGTTACGGCTGAAATCTTCTCCGGCGGACAGCCGGCAGCCGGCGGCCCGCGCGTTGGGTCCACGCGACACAATCACGGCAATGCTGCGGATGCG